GAAACTCTTCTACAATATTTTGACGCTCATCTTGCTCTGTAGCCCCATAATAGGTAGCCACTGAATTAGGCCCAAAACGCTCGCCTAACGCCTTTGCGATTTGGTTGATGTCATGGGTGTATGAAGCCCAGATAATCGCCTTACCCTGCAACTCGTCGGTTATTTCAAGTAGTTCATCCAAGCGTCTGCTTGGCAGTAGTTCTATCTCACCATCATCCGGTTGTAAGAACCCACAACAGATTTGTTGTAAGCGCATAATCTGTGTCAGGACACTAGCCGTTGTAGCCAACTCTCCGCTCTCAAGCTTGGCTAACGCTAACTTTTGCATCTGGTTATACACTCGGACCTGTTCGGGCGTCAGCGGAACATCCCGGCGAATGTATAACTTCTCCGGTAAGTCTAAGCAATCTACCTTTAGTACTCGGTTGCTAAACTTGTCTAGGTTGATGTTGAGCTCATCTAACCGTCTATACCCTGTAATCTCTTGGAAGCTACGTTGGCCCATAACCCGGCGCTGTACAATGGAGTATCTGCTTTGGAAGGCAAAGTAGCTGTTAAACCCCAACGCTTTTGAGTTAAGAAACAAGCACTGGCTATATAGATCCATAGGTGACTTAGTGATCGGGCTACCTGTAAGAATGCGCCTGTACTTGCTGATCTTGTTCATTGAAATAATGTTCTTGGTCCGCGCCGCCTTACGGTTTTTTATCGTAGTCGACTCGTCCACAATCACTAAATTGTTTGGGTTACTTTTAAGAAAGTCATACGCTATCATAGACGCCCGGGGTGTAGAGAACGCCTCGGTATTCATTACGAACACTTTTAAACATTCATCCGTGTTGCTTGTGAATTCTTTCAGTTCAGCTTGATATGTTTTAGAGGTACTGGGGATCCAACGTAGTACATTAAGGTTTATCCGATCAGGTACATGGGTCGGTATCTCGCCACGAATCCAGTTGTCATACACACCTTTAGGGGCTACAACTAAACAAGCGTTTATCTTCTTGTCTTCATACAACATGGACATTGTATCCAAGGCCACCTTTGTCTTTCCCGTCCCCATTTCCATAAGCAACGCGTAAAAGGGCTTGTCCCAAGAGTCGGATAGGGCTTGATTTTGGTGAGCGAAAGGTACGGTTTTGAACTTGAAATTATTTATTTTTATCATTTAGTTAAATTCCTCTTGACAGAAACCGAGTATAAGATAATATATGGCTTTGTCAAGACCCAACCGGTGTCTTTAATAACGAAGGAGAAAACACGATGAATGATATGTTAGAAATGATGGAACAAGATGTGCAGGATAATCTTGAAACATCTGTAGAAAAACTTGATCAGGAGGGCCTTAATTCTGTGGCCGGTCTTGCTCGAGCTATCCGTGGTAAGGAGGATATCATCTCTCATCTTGAGGAAGAACTCAAGGCAAACAAGAGAGAACTTCTGAAACTCACGGATGAAGATATGCCTGCGATGCTTGCAGAGATAGGTATATCAAAGTTTTCACTAGACGACGGTTCCGAAGTTATAGTGAAATCAACTTACGGGGCATCAATCCGAGTCGATAATCGTCCTCAAGCCTTCGATTGGCTACGAAACCAAGGTTACGATGACATCATCAAGAACACTGTTGCTTGTCAATTTGGTCGTGGAGAAGACGATAAAGCGAGTGCGTTTGCATCTTTCGCAGAGAAAGAAGGTTTCTTTGCAGAACAAAAAACAGAGATACATCCGCAAACCCTGCGAGCGTTTGTTAAAGAACGCGTGGAAGCAGGGGAAGAGTTCCCAATGGAATTGTTTGGGGCATGGGTTGGTCAAAAAGCTACTATTAAGAAAGGAAAAATGTAATGTCAGATTCAAAAGCAGTAACAGAAGCTAAAAAGAAAGAACTATCTCTGGACGTAACTTCATTGTTTGAAGAGGACGCCGGGCTAGGCATGGACAACATGGGTCAAGAGGACTTAGCACTACCGTTCCTCAAAGTTTTGTCAGGTAATGATCCGGTCTTGGACGACATGGACAATGCACGTAAGGGTGACATATTGAACACCGTTACAAACGCGTTGTACAAAGGCGGCGAAGGTATCAAGGTTATTCCTTGTGCATATCAGCGGCGCTTTATTCAGTGGTCACCACGCGGTGAAGGTAGCTCGGCACCCATTGCAATCTACGAGCCCACCCAAGAGCGCCCGAAGACAGAGCGTTCGACAGAAGATAACAAAGAGTATGTTATCGGTGGCACTGGAGATTATATCGAAGAGACGCATCAGCACTTTGTTGTTGTGTTGAACGAAGACGGCTCGGCTGAAACCGCGTTGATCGCCATGAAATCAACTCAGCTTAAAAAGTCACGCAAGTGGAATTCGATGATGCAGTCAGTACAGATGCAAGGGAAGAATGGCCCCTTCAATCCACCGCGTTTTAGTCACATCTATCTTCTAAAGACACTGAAGGAAGAGAACAGTAAAGGTAGTTGGCATGGTTGGGAGATGAGCCGTGTTAGCCCCGTATCTGATAAGGGTACTTACATCCGTTGTAAAGAGTTCGCTGAAAGCATCACTGCCGGTGATGTAGTCGTCAAGCATGGCGAAGACACTGCGAACACCGGAGATCGGTCAGCATTCTAGACCGTTTGTAAGTTGAGGGGCGGCAGAGGTCGCCCTTTTTTACCAGTTTAAGATATGAAGGCATAATATGATTGTTATCGAAAAATTTATGACCATCTTCGAGGGACTGCAAGAAGCCTATGGTACCTTCAAGATAGAGAATACCGGAGCAAACGGTAAGACCAAGGGTAAAGCAAGATTAGTACGCGAACCACGGACCATGCTCTTGTGGGAGAACCATTTAAAGGGCAGAAACGGGATTGGAATTATCCCTATCAACGAAGACAACAACTCCAAATGGGGTTGTATCGATGTCGACCAATATCCACTAGACCACAAACTTCTAGTAGAAAAAATCAGAAAGCTAGAGTTACCTCTAGTTGTGTGCCGATCTAAGTCAGGCGGGGCGCATTGTTTTCTATTCACCACAGATTGGGTAGAAGCTAAAGACATGCAGAAGGCTTTACAGTGCATGAGCGCCGCACTGGGTTACGGCGAGAGTGAAATATTTCCCAAACAAATCAAGTTACACCTCGACCGGGGTGATGTTGGTAACTTTTTAAACCTACCTTACTTCAATGCCGAAGAGGGTTTACGGTATGCCATTAAAGATGACGGCACGTCCGGAACCATTGAGGAATTCTTTGAGCTACATACGAAGTACGCACAGACCTTAGAGCAAGTGAAAGCATTACAGGTCATGGCTGAGAAGGGTAAGACCTCTCTCATGGCTGACGGCCCGCCGTGCTTGCAGATACTGTGTGGCAATAAGATATCCGAAGGCGGTCGTAACAACGGGCTGTTCAACATCGGTGTCTATCTGCGTAAGGCGTACCCAGACTCTTGGGAGCTAGAGGTTCTGAACTACAACATGCAATACCTTGTACCACCCCTGCCACTTAACGAGGTCAATCTGGTTGCCAAGCAGTTGCACCGGAAGGAGTATGCCTACAAGTGTAATGATGCACCGATCAATTCGTACTGTAACAAAGAGCTCTGCCGAACCCGAAAGTTTGGTGTGGGCGCGGCGATACAGGGCGCATCAATTGCCAACCTTCGCAAGTATGACTCTACACCCCCGGTGTGGTTTATGGATGTTAACGGTGAGCCTTTGGAGTTAGATACTGAAGGTCTGATGAGTCAGCCTGTATTCCAGAAGGCTTGCATGGAACAGCTAAACTTCATGCCACGGTCTGTCCAGAAGCAAACGTGGGAAAGTCGTATCAGTACGTTGCTCACGGACATGAAAGACAATGAGTCTGCCATCATTGAGGTTGCAGTAGATGCTAGTACAGCAGGACAGTTCTATGATTACCTAGAAGAGTTCTGCCGGTTCCTACAGCAAGCGCAGGATAAGGAAGAGATACTGCTACGCCGCCCTTGGACGGATGAGGAGACTAATCTCACTTACTTCCGGTTACGTGATTTTGAGAGTTATCTTACCAAGAACAAATGGTTTGCTTACAAGAGCCATAAGATCGCTCAACGACTGCGTGACATAAACGGTGAAAGCATCGTGTTAAAGATTAAAGGAAGAGCCATTCGAGTTTGGTCTGTTCCGGCATTTGCTTCAGCCGACATCGATATCACTACACCTAACTTTGGTACACAGAACGAGGTTCCGTTTTAATGAAAGGTTTTCCAGAAAGAAATGCAGAAATATACAGATTGCGTGTCCAAGAAAAGATGACGTTGGCCGCGATAGGATTAAAGTACGGGCTCACACGTGAGCGCATCCGGCAGATCGTCAAAAAGATTAAAGACAGTGTTTAGAATATTCGGGCCTCCCGGGACGGGTAAGACCACTACCTTGTTGAACATGGTAGACAAAGCGTTGGAGTCCGGGACACAGCCTGTGGATATTGCATTCCTAGCGTTTACAAAGAAGGCGGCAACCGAAGCCCGGGAACGTGCGGCCGAACGGTTTAACCTAGACCCCAAGCATGACCTGTGCAATTTTCGTACACTTCACAGCTTGGCACTGACTATGTCCGACATTCGTGGCAATCAGGTAATGCAGGATGAGAACTACCGAGAGTTGTCTAAGGTTACAGGCGTTAGCTTGAACGGTTCTAAAGTCTCTAACTTTGATGATGACCTACCCAGTGTTACTAAATCAAGCGATCCCGTGCTTGGTGTCATTAACCTAGCGCGGTTACGTAAGGTCCCGCTACGCGACCAGTACAACATCAGCCGGCTAGAAGAATCGTGGAACCTTGTTAACTATGTCGACAAGTCGTTGCGTGAGTACAAAGAACGCTTTGGACTCTATGACTTTACAGACATGCTTGCAGTATTTGCCGAGCAAGGAGATAGGGTCTGCCCAAACTTTAAGCTGACATTCTTAGATGAAGCTCAGGATCTGTCGCCACTACAGTGGGACATTGCCCACATGCTAGATAAGAAGTCCGACAAGATGTACTGCGCCGGCGATGATGACCAAGCGATCTACCGGTGGGCCGGTGCTGATGTCGATCAGTTTATTAATTTACCCGGCGGGTCCGAGACGCTATCGCAATCTTATCGCGTCCCACGCTCCGTTCACCGCATTGCCGAAGGCGTAGTCAAACGCATCCACCGACGGTTTCCTAAGAAGTATGAGCCCCGCACAGAAGAGGGTGTCGTCCAACGAATCTCAACCCTAGCCTCGGTAGATATGGCCGAAGGATCGTGGCTGGTCCTCTCGCAAGCAGGGTACCTGTTACAGCCCGTTGTAAGCGATCTTAGGGCCAATGGTTACCTGTTCACGTATCGCGGCCACCGGTCCATATCGGAGCGAATAAGCGATGCGGTAAATGGTTGGGAACACTTGCGTAAAGGAGGCGAAGTCAGTGGTGAGGTGGCGCGTAAAATATACGGGTTCATGTCTATCAAGACTCACGTCACCCGAGGCTTTAAGAAAGTGCCCGGGGTAGAGGATCACGAGTTTGTTAACCTGACTGAACTACAAAGTAAGCACGGTCTGTTGATCGACAACAATCTTATTTGGCACGAAGCACTCGATAAACTACCCGAGAATGATCGGGCCTATATTATTGCAATGTTACGCCGGGGTGAAAAGTTTAACGGAAACCCCCGTATTACAGTGTCCACGATCCACGGGTCAAAAGGTGGTGAGGCGGACAACGTTGTACTGTTCACGGACCTATCCCCTGCGGCAGACAATGAGATGAGTGATAACCCAGATGATATGCACAGGGTGTTTTATGTGGGCGTGACCCGCACTAGGCACAGTTTGTTTATCGTAGAACCCGAAGACGTTAGTCGAAGTTATGATCTTTAATAGGAGAGACACATGTTAAAAGCCGATGGATATAACGATGCAATCATGGGACTTGTTCAACGATGCGGACAAGAGCCCGTCATTTTGTATGACACTGACAAAGTGTTACAACTTTTAGTTTACAACGACGGTATGACTTACGACGATGCCGTAGAGTTTTTTGAGTTTAATATACTTGGTTCATGGGTTGGGGATGAAACCCCGGCATTCTTTTCAAAAGCAAGCTTAAATGATATAGAGGATTTAATATGACAGACAGAGAAGTAATACTAGATGGTAAGACTATTGAAAGAGACCGCGAGTATTGGGAAAAGCAAATGGAAGAACTGGCTATTGACCGGCGGATACCTAACGATCCCGATGTAAACAGCATGGTGTCACAGCCTAGCCATTATGCAGATGGAAAGGTTGAGTGCATTGATGCAATGGTAGCGGCTTTTGGCGAAGAGAATGTTCGTATTTATGCGGAGATCGCTTCATTTAAGTACATTTGGCGTATGAACAAAAAGAACAAATACTCTGCGCAGGATAAGATGAAGGCTATGTGGTACTTGCGCTACTCTATGAACGACGATCCAAGGAAGAAATAATGAGTTTACAGATGGCAATGTTTACACCTAAGACAGAGTGGATACCCCCGACCGAGCTCCCAGACATAACCGGTGCCGCTCGTATCGCAATCGATGTCGAAACCCGCGACCCTAACCTGAAGACAAACGGACCCGGATGGTCCACAGGTGATGGTGAAGTAGTGGGTTACGCTATCGCAGTAGAGAACTGGGCCGGATACATTCCTATCCGACACCAAGGGGGTGGCAACCTTGATGAGCGTATTGTTAACAAATGGCTAAAGAAAGTGTTCGAGTGTCCGGCTGAGAAGATCATGCACAACGCTCAGTATGATCTGGGTTGGATTAAACGCATGGGGTTCACGGTCAACGGCCGCATCATTTGTACCATGTTGGTCGCCTCACTGCTCGATGAGAACAGATTTAGCTACACGTTAAACTCTCTGGCATATGATTACCTAAACAAAACCAAGTCAGAGAAAGCGTTAGTCGAGGCCGCCCGCCAGTTTGGAATTGATCCGAAGGCTGAGATGTGGAAAATGCCTGCCATGTATGTGGGTCCCTACGCTCAGGTCGATGCTGAACTCGCTCTGGAGTTGTGGTCCTGCTTTTCGGTTCTTCTGGGTAAGGAAGATCTCTGGCCGATTGCTAATCTCGAGCTTGAACTGCTCCCATGCCTCGTGGATATGACCATGCGGGGTGTCAGAATTGACGCCAACCGGCTTGAGCGCACCCGGGATGAGATCCTCAAGCGGGAAAAGGGCGTCATCAAACAAATCAAAGACATGGCCGGGGCCAATGTCGAAATCTGGGCGGCTCAGTCCCTCGCTAAAGCGTTCGATAAAGTCGGGGTCAACTACCCAAAGACCGAAAAAGGCGCACCGTCCTTCACGAAGCTGTTCTTGCAGGAGCATAAGCAT